GTTGGGGACAGTCGCGACAGTCGCACCATCATCAGTAGTCTTGCGGAAGATTTGAGCCTTAATGTCTGTACGCGAAGCAATGCAGGCAATAGGCTTCATCTCGCGCAGTGGCTGGTCATAACTCACTGCCGCAAAAGAACTTGCCGTGTCAACAGATACCAAAAGGCCCATCGAGTTCGAAGAGAACTGTCTGCACCTAATGATTCCGGACGAGTTTAGGGGAGCCGAAATCGCATTCACGATACAGCCCATCGAAACGACACGGTAGCCTGACCCGACTACGTTAATTGTAGTAAAGTCAATACCTCCAAAAGTTGCCACCGTCCCAACGAGGGAGCCCACCGCGTAACATCCGTTCATCTGTGGAATCAACATGAATGCTGCGTTCCCATTAGCGTCAGTCGTGAGGGTCTTGATCAGTCGGACAGGGTAGGGCAAAGTAGGTGTCGAATTGACATCAGGATACTTTGTCCCTTTCGCGCCCGGACAGAAGGGGTTTGTGAGTGAGCAAATTTGATGTATTCGCTGCGCTCTTGCCATGTTCAGACCAAGTGGGCGTGGAATCGATTGGGTTTTCTTCCCACTCTTCCTCGAGCCCTTCCTGGATTTCTTCTTGCCTCCTGCCATGATTATCTCCGCTCGTTTGCCCCGCCGTTTGGACCGGGGCCAGGTGGTAGTTTAACGTCTTCCACAAGACGTGAGGGGCCTAATCCTCCTTAAGACCTAGAGCTTGCACGAAAGCATTGCATTTCTCATACGTCGCGTTGTGTCGCGATTCGTAGATAGCCTGCATGGCATCCGCATACGTTACACCAGGGGAGGTGATGATTCGGAACAGTGCCTTAGCGGTGTTATCGAACGTCACAATCCCCGTCTCCAGATCATAGGTGTGTGAACAAAAGCCGACTTTCGTACGACTCTGTTTCACATCCCTTAGGTTGAACCCGGCCCTAACAGCAGCATCCTTGTACGCATCTAGATCCGTGATGCCCCACAAGAGTCCGTCATCGCCATTCGCTGTTGCGAAAATTGGCTTGTTGCCAGAGTCAATTGCGAGGTAGTACGAATACAGGGTACGCAAAAGTGTGTTGCGTCTACTGGTATCCTTAGAACCACTGTTAATCATGCCAGGGATTGATTTCTGGTAGATTGTGCTCCCAAAGACAGAGTATCCATAGCAACACGCGACCACCCACCTACGCCCAGCGCGCACCCACCTAGTGTGTGTGCCCGCCGAGTTGTACGCGAGTGCGTCGATGTTGACAGTGCTGTCAAGAGTCTGGCGCGTGTGTATCGCGTCAAACCCACTCATATCATCTGATGTCGGATCCCCATGAACAGAACGCTCCTTAATGAGGCTGATGAATTCCTCAAAATGATCGTCCGTAAATCCGATACCTACACAACTCCCGCTCACGAAGAAATCCTGGACCAACAGCTCGGACGACTCATTAAAGAGCGCCGATTCAACTAGTTGATCGACAAGAGACACCGGGTTTATACACCTGTACCTACCCTCCATCACTTTACGTGCTGGTGTAGGCTCATTCTTGATGAACACACTTGAAGGATCAATGAGGCCCAACTGTAGAGCCTTAATTGAGTCAATAAAGAACGGATCAAATTCAACGTCCAAATTGTACCACAACCAAAGGCGCATTACAGCAGCGTCCCGAATCAATAGTCTGTCTCCCTCAAGAGCCTTTCCATTGTTGACGTACTCCATGTTCAACGGGTATCCCGGTGTTTTATCCAGCGCCACACGGTTTATCGCCCTCTCAATACAATCTGTTAAAATCGCAAATGAGCGACATTCAGCATCTCCTGGCGTCATGCACAAGCTCTTCTTACGATGACTTGCCACCAGGGACTCCGCTGTTTGCAGCGTCTCTTCGTCCAAACGGTTGGCGCGAGAACGACCTACGTGGATCTTGTAGGCCGCCAGGTTTGCGGCTCCACCAGTGGGTGGGTTGGCAAATGAGAAGATCTCAGCCATCTCTGACGAATCAAAGAACTGACCTGCAATATCCTTCCTTCCCTCTACTGGGCCTTTTGCTGGCTCTGGTGGCGCAGCGCGCGCTTTCGCGCAGCTCGCGACAACTTTAAGAGAGTCGACGAAGAAGCTACTACTTGGTTGGTAGCGGCCTCTGCATGTG